AACAACGTCGCAATGTGTGACGACCGGCACCACCCGGTTATAGGAACCATCTGTGTCGATGGTTCCGGAGAAGTCAGTTGGATGCCAGTAGTACGTCAGTGACTGCGATGTGTTGTCCTGATTCCGTACGATCATCTTGTTCGGACGGTCATCAGACATGGATGCCTCGATGGCGAACTCCGTAACATCCGAAATCGATAGATCAAGCTTCAGCGGATACGGGTCGACCTGCTTCATCGTGAAGACGAACTTAACCGTCTTCGGATCGAATGTGATATTCAGCACTACACCGTAAACCTTGAAGAACGAAACCGACAGTTCATACAGGTTATACGCTCCGCTGTCTGTGGCCGTATACGCTCCGGAGGTGGTAGACTCTGCCGAGATGGTGAATCCGGGAAGATTCTGCTCGGAGTCCGCTCCGTTAAAGTATCCGCTCAGCAGATTCGACATCCACGTCTCAATGGACTGAGAACGAAGGAGCGTTACATCCGCGAACACTTCAGTATTCAGGATACTAGCAAGAGGGACAAGCTGGATCTCGGTCGTCTTCCCGTCATAGTCATGGTCCTGAATGACGCCCTGAAAACAAACCACACCGTTCTCACGCAGCTGAACGAAGTCTCCCCGGGCACATTCAACTTCCCCAACGCACGAGACAGTTGATTCTGTCAGGCACAGGAAGTCCGTAGTGACATCCGGATCGGAGACTTCTGCGAAACTGCGAAAGCTGAGATCCCGCTGAAAGATTTCAATTCTAAACCGTTTCATGGATTTCCTCGACCTCGCACCACGCCTCGATCGAGCCCTCGTTTATACCGGAAATGAATAGGACAGAGTTGCCCGGCGGGAATAGCACGAACGTCTCCCTGTCGAAGTCTGTGTACTGATACAGGTTTCGCAGCCGTCGGTTCGTTGAGATGATATATTCCGCAATCTCGAGATCTCCATCCTTGGAGTTGATTACCACCTTGTGCCCTTCCGGGATGTCTGCCGTAATCGCTCCAGACGCTACCACTGTGTTATTGACCGACACATACCACGCTGGATCTGTAATCGGCCCGAAGATGGTGATCTTCGCCGGCGAGTCTTCTGAACCCTTGTTATTGATCCGGATGTAACCGTTCAGTTCATCGGCATATGCATAGTTGTATGTATAGTTGTATTTCTTTGCATTCTGGACATCGTCAGCTGTCTTCTGTGCCGCTCTCGGGATGTACCACATGGATGATGCGGTAAATACACATGGACATATCAGCCTGCGGACATCCCCATCGATTTCTGTCTTTTCCATCGATGTGATTTCGCCATCGATGTACACCCACTCATCAAGCGGCATGTAGGCAATCTTCAGAGGTGTATAAACAATGAAATCCGCGAAGTCGCTGTATACGCTGTAAGACTTGAACAGCATGTTGAAATTCACGGACTTTTGAGCCGTCAGGCTCTGGATCAGCTCGTAAGTCGAGCCGATCCGGATATATTCGTTTTCTTTCGAGACACCTAATCCCTCAGGACTGTACAGAAAAGAATCCTTTCTCATCAGATTCCATTCGTTCCCGAGTGAATTGATCATTTTAAACTTTCTGATCTTCATAATCTTTTACCCAGCCAATGATCAAGCTTAGCCGCGACTTTATTCGCAAGCGCGGTTTCGTTCATTCCAGGCGAAGCGTAGACATTGACGTTGATCGTGTTCCCGGTAGATCCGACCATCTCCTTCAACTTATTCATGCCGATGACCAGCTCCGCACCTGTTCCATCACCGAAACCTTTCATGCCTGACATGGTAGGAAGGACTGTTGGATTCTGGAACAGAACAGGGTTGTCGTAGGCTTTCTTGTACCAAGCGATCGATACCGACGGGAACACACCTTCGCCGCCGAGTCCATAAGGCCACTTACCGCCGTTGATCCGGAAGTGCGGCAACTTAATGTCCGGCAGACTCCATGAGAAATTGAACAGCCCCTTCACGTAGTCGATCGCCCCCCTGACCGTGCTCTTCATCGTGTCGATGATCCCAGATCCGATAGACGGCAGACTCCAGTTGAAGTTGAAGAAGCTCTTAATCGTGCTCACCGCACCACTGACCAAGCTCTTCACCGTATCCAATGCTCCGGTAGCGACGTTTGGAATCGACAAGGAGAAGTTGAACATGCCCTTGATCGCATTCACCGCTCCGCTGACCACGTTGCGAGCACTGTTCATCACATTGCTGATCGTGGAGCTTACTCCGTTGAAAATGCTGGACACCGTGGAGCTGACCCCGCCGAGCGTGCTTGAGACCACGCTCCTGATATTGTTGAAAGCTGAAGAAACAGCGGAGGATACTCCGCTCACGATGCTGGAAACGGTGCTCCTGATACCATTGAACACGGAGCTGATGGTTGAACTGATTGCAGTGACCACAGTGCTCACGGTCGTCTTGATCGCGTTCCAGGAATTGGTCACATTCGTCTTTACGGCATTGAGCACATTTGTGATGGTGGTGCTTACTGCGGTGAATCCAGTGCTCACTGCTGTTTTGACTCCATTGACGACATTCGTCACAGTAGTCTTTACTGCATTGAATGCATTCGCCACGCCGGTCTGAACATTCTTCACGGATGTTGAAACAAAAGTCTGAATCTGCTGGAAAGCAGATTTAACAGCATTCCACGCATTTGTGATATTCGTCTTGATCGAGTTGTAAATGTTTGTGAATGTTGTTCTTATATGCGACAGGAGCGCCTGTGCTCCTTTTTTGATAGTGTCCCAGTTTTTGACAATCAGTTTTCCGATCGCGATAGCTCCGACAACCGCAGCCACTACTGCTGCAATCATCGGAAGCATTGGCACAATCGCCGCAATCACTCCGCTGATGGCAGGAATCGCAGTCGCCGTCATGAATCCGGTGATCATCGGCATCATGGTCATGACCTGTCCAATCAAGACGATCACCTTTCCGACTCCAACCAGAAGCGGCCCGATGGCTGCCACTATGCCTACAACTGTCAGAGCAACTTTTTTCTGTCCATCACTCAGCTGATTCCATCCATCATTCACTGCCTTGACCACATCGGCAATTTTCTGCATTGCAGATGCAATACCAGGGCCGATTGTCGTCACGATATCAGTTCCAACCGCCTTCAACTGATTCATGATCGTGGTCATCTGATCAAGCGGATCAAGCGTTTCGTTGTATGTGCCAGAGACTGAACCTACTGCATCAGACAGCTGATACTGTGACTCCGTGAACATTTCAGCGGACAGCGTACCGTTTTGAAAAGCCTGATACAGTTTCGGACCGGCTTTCGCACCGAATACATCAATCGCAGATTCCGAACTGCTCAGAGCCTTAGTCAATGATGCTTCCATGCTTTCGCCGGATTTCATTGCGCTGACCTGTACTTTTGAAAGTCCGGTCATCACAACAGAGGTATCGATTCCGGACTTCTCGAGTTCACCGAGCAGATGCGCTGCATCGGCAACGTTGAGTCCGAATCCCTGAAATGCAGTCGCGTTCGACGTCAGCAGCGACGACAGCGTATTGAGGTCTACTCCCGTCTCCTGCCCAACCACATTCAATGTATCCAGCAGCGCTCCGGCATCTTCAGCTGAAAGACCAAACGCTGACAGAGCTTTCTGAACAAGATCAATCGAGCTGTTAACATCGGTGCCATTGATCTCAGCGAACTGAATGAACTGAGTAGACAGTTTTTCCAATTCGTCTCCAGTCAGTCCGAATCTGGTATTCACTTCGCCGATCGCGGTTGCTGCTGATTCAAACGATGTCGGAATTGTTGTAGCAATATTCTCAGCTCTATTCTGAAGATCTTCCAGTGCTTCACCGGTCGCTCCTGTCTTTGTGACGATGACATCCATCGCCGAATCGACTTCTTTCCACGCAGCCACTGATGCAGCGCCTACGGCAAGAATCGGAGCGGTTACGCTCTTTGACAGACCTGTACCGACATCGGTGATCTTGCCGCCGACTTCCTTGAATTTCTCGCCTACAACAGCAACCTGCTGAGCGCCAACAGATCCAAAGTTTTTATACTTTTCAGTGAGATCATTAAGGCTCTGCGTTGTCGCCTCGATTTCCCGTTTCAGGGCGTTCTGCTGTTCCGATACATCCTCGCCCTTCTTCGCCCTCTCATTGAGGGTGTCCATCGCCTCCATTTCATCGATCAGCTTCGATCGTGTGGCTGCGACTGCCTCGCCAAGGTACTGCTGTTTCTGAGACAGCAGTTCTGTGGAAGACGGATTCAGTTTCAGAAGACGATCTACATCTTTGAGCGCCGTCTGGCTGTCTCGAATTGATTTATTTACGCTTTGCAGAGCTTTGCTTAGCCCAGTAGTATCACCATCGATCTCAATCGTGATCCCCTTGATTCTGTCTGCCATATGCGCTCCTTTCTTTTGAAAAAAAGGCCGGAAATATATAACTTCCAGCCTTATGAGACAAATTCGTTAAATTGTTCCTGTCCCGCTTTCAACGGGTAATCATAGTCATCATTCGCAAGCTCAGTGATTACATCCCACACCATTCCCAAAGTCATATGCTCCAGCTCGTCAAACTGGAAGCCTAACTGCTTGCATCGGAGAATGTACAGAGCTTCTGTCAGTTCTCTGGTGGTGCGGGGTGAGCGTTTTTTGCTTTAACCTGTGTTTCTGCATTACTTCCCCAGAGCTTGATGATTTCCGGCAGAATATACATCAGTGAAAAAGTCTCAAACGAATCCAGCCACGTCCACATGTCCGGATACTGTTTAAGAAATTCCCGCTGCTTCATTGTATTCATGCCTTTTTCAACGCCCTGATAAGCCATGCAGTAAGCGATCTGCATAAACGTCTCATAGTTTTCCGAAGTAATCTCGATCTGCTGTTTTCCCTGATCAGCTTCCTGATCAGCTTCCTGATCAGCTTTTCCCATCTCAGAATCGAGTTCAGCAAGATCCTGAAAAAGCTGAAGGTCCTTAAAAAAGTCCCGCTTGAATAAGAGGTGATAAGAAAGAGGAGAAAGAGCGGACGCTCTGAACGTCACGCTCCTTCCCTTTTCGACCTCGATTGTTTTCTCAAGAGCCATCTTAGATTATTCGCCTCAGGGATTGGTGGTACTTCCCTGCTGATTGGTACTTCCCTGCTGATTGGAACTTCCCTGCGGAAGAATAACGGATGTCAGGAAATTGCTCCAAGTTGTCTCGTTCCGGGACTTTTTAATGCCGCCGCGAACAACGTTTTTCTGCTCTCCGTTGATTGTGATCGGAAGCGGAGAAGCAGTTGCGCTGAGCGATTCCTCATCAGGCTCTTTCGGTTTGTCCTTATTATCGCCGTTAATGTTCGGACGGGATGCAGTGACATTGTAGAAAATCCAGCGAATATTCTCCTTATCACCTTTGAATTCACCGGCAACAGCAAACGGTACCGGATCTGCATCGGCGTCCTCGTACTGGATACCGGTAGACTGATCAACCACTTCATTCAGTGCCTTGACTTTAAATTCATCCGGCAACATTACGAAGTTAAGAGTCAAATCGTAGCCATTGTTTGAAGTGACAACGATATAGTCGATACCGTCGGCGCGAATCTTTGAAATATCTCCGTTTGCGGAGGAATCAAATGAACGCAGTCCAGGAAGCGGCATGACTTCAGGATCAGTGTAATCAATCGTTCCATCGTCCTGTTTCGTGCCAAACATTGCGACACAATTCAGTACGTCAAAATGATATTTGTTTTTAACTTCAGTCATCATTTCTCCTTTTTAACATGTGAAAGAATATTTGGTCACCCAGAGTCCAAGCACATCATCATATTCGTGGCCGATCATTCGGTACGATATGCATGCCTCATCCATTGCATCACGGAACAATGCATAAGTAGTGCCATCATCGCAGTCATCGAATATCCTGACATTGACCCTGGTATATCTGACATATATCCGGCCGTCAGCTCGAACATTTTCTTCAAGAACATCAAACTCCATAAATGGCGGTTCGACAATTCCATCTTCAAGATTCTCGACGGTGATGTGGTCAGGATGCTCTTCATCGAACGGAATTCCTACAGTTTCCATCAATGCAATCAATTCTGTTCGTTCCATCATCCCTCCTCGATCACTTTTCGGACGTTCTTTGTGAAGATTTCTTCAGTTTCCTCATCCGTCACGATATGTGGATGAGGGCCAGCCGGCTGTGGTCCTCCGTGACCATGTTCCAGAAGATGCGCGAGCCCCGGAAGATTCCTGTTAAAAACAGTTCTCCGATGATGAGCGTATGTATCGGACACTTTTCTGACCGACCATCCTTTTGCGTATTCACCGGTTCCTCCCAGTCTGCCGCGTGCTCTTTCCTTCGTGAGTTTCTGCACTTCTTTTGACGTATCATCAGCCGCTTTTCGCATCCCCTCCGATGTCATATTTTTGTATTCATCAAGAATCTGCTCCATGACAACATGGAGTGATCCAATCGTCACTGATTTATGATGTGCCTTTGGCATTTTTGTATACGATCGGAGATGCCTTAAGCGACAGAAGCCACGAGGACGGAAGCTTATCGTCCTTGTAATCTTTCTGAACAACGATGTACTGTTTACCTTCGATCACCAGCAAATCTCCCTGCTCAACTATTGTCCCGATCGGAACACGGATCGCCGAAACGATCTCGACACCGGACACATATGCGTCCCAATATCTGCGTTCTCCGACAGACCCCTGAGCATAGTGGATATTCTCTTGCTTCAGCTCACCAACCTTTCGATCGGTGACCGCATAACTGGAAGCAAGCCCACTATTGAATGTGAGAAATTTGCCGTTTTTTCTAAGCGTCATCCTCGTATCCCTGAGATTCAGCGAACTGATGAGCTTCACTTTCAGATCGCATCGCCAGCAAATCACTGCGGAAGTCGACCGCAAATGTTTCTGTTGCTCCGGATTCAGCTCTCAGTACATATTCACAAAGAAGCTGTCCGGATATTGTCCCCGGATCAAAAGAAGCATCGGGATCACCGTACTTTTGAATGTAGGCGATCCCTGATGCGATTTCGTTATTCAGCCTTCGGGTCGATGATTCGTCGAGAGTGAAAGACATGTGCAGGCTGTCCTTCACCATTTGTATGATCTGTTCATCGGCCATGTTGCTTTACCTCAAATCAAGCCTGTTCCTTGGTCTTAACTACACCTTTAACCTTAACCGGGAATGCCGGTGCTTCAAGGTTGGTGATGTCCAGATTTACAAAGGATGTGTTATCGACAGGACGGCCCTGTCCATACATCCGAGTCGTATAAACACGGACATCGTCGAGGAACTGAGCCTCATCAGAGAACTCAACAGTACCGGACTGGCCGCCGTTGATCGCTGCAAAGTAGTTTGCCGCAATGCCAAGCTTTGCGCTGTTCTTCGTAACGAAGACGGACTGAACCACTCTTGTCGGGAAGTAGTTGCTGATGATGTCGATGATACCGGAACCCGTCAGAGCGTTCTGAGCCGGTCTGATCTTCTTGATGTAATCGACCGGGTTGACAACAAGCAGTACCTCCGGGAAGATACGTGCATCGCCGTTATCATCCTCAACGAGATTGTCAGCGATGATTCCCGGATAATCATTCCAGTCAGAAAGAGCGATAGCTGTCTTTTCGGTGTAGGTACCGTTGTTATTGGTGGATACATTGAAGGCAAGACCGATCGGCTGGCCATTTCCGTTGCCCTGGATATATGCCTTTTCAAGGCCGTAAGCGCAGGATTCGGAGAGAATCGTACGGATGTACTGGTCAACCCACATCGGTGCGAATGTGAAGTTGAAACGGACAAAATCCTTCGGGATCAGGAAATACGCTGTGTACTTCGCAGTAGTGATGTCGATCACCTTGATCTGACCGGTGAGCTGCTGTGTAATCGCAGAGCCAATCGCGCCCCAGCTGCCGAGCTTGGAAGCCATCTGAACAGCATTCAGAACGAGCTTGGTAGCACCTGCCGCATTCTGAATATTCAGCGCATCCAGAAGCGGATGAGTTTTGGCCATGTCATCAATCACACGGTCGATGATTGTTACAGGCATAGCGTCTGTCAGATTGGTGATCGCCTGCTTTGCGTCCTTTTTGCACGCATCGATGAACTTCTCATACCAGCCGGTTTCTTCGGTGGTCAGCGCACGAAGTCCACGAGCCTGCAGCACAGCCATGTCTGTCACATTTTTGTACTGCTCAAATTCGGCATCGATTGCAGCGCATACGCTGTTCTGGAAATCTTCCATTGCAGCCGCAGCACCATCTGCGTCGTTGTTGGCAAGTGCTTCGCTCATCTTGTTGAAGATGGCGGTGGCACTCTGCCGAATCAAATCTTTCGATACATTTCTAGGCATTTGGTTATTCTCCTTTCCTTTCCGCCGCCTTCTGATAAGCGGCTACCATAACCTTTCGCATATCAAACCCCGGCTTCTTTTCCGGAGTGACTGCCTTTTCTTCAGGATCCTTTTCAGGATCCGCAGCAGGAACAACCTTCTGCTGCAGCTTCAGACCTTCCAGCATCTGCCTGATCTGAGCCATTCCTGCCTCATTTGCGCTGAGTTTCTGGCGGAGCTGAACATTCTCCTGTCTCAACTGTTCCGGGCTGTCTTCCTGCTCTTCTTCTGCCTTGTAATCATCGATTACATCGGCGAATCCGTATTTCAGACAAGTCTCAGGATCCAGCATCGTTTCTTTTTTCATCATGCTGTCCAATTCCTCATAGCTGATTCGCTCACCTGCCCGGTGCAGGAACAGCTGAAGGGAACTCTCACCCAGTGCATCAAGCTGATCGGCATAATTCCTGAGTTCATCTGCATTGCCGGCGCACCACATCCACGGATAATGCAGGAGCATCGATGTGCCGAGCCCCATGTGGATCTCATCCGCAGCCATCGCGATAACCATCGCGACACTGTATGCCATGCCGTCAATAAAAGCACGGATCTTATTGCCGGACTGTGACTTCTGCCTCAGCAGGTTATAAATCGCTACGCCTTCAGAGACTTCACCGCCGGCTGAATTGATGTGAAGCTCAATGTCTGTTCCGTTTCCAATCTGATCGAGCTGATCACGCATGTACTTCGCGCTTGTTTCGGATTCTTCAAACTCCCAGGTATTCCAGTTGAACTTACTGGACGCCGTGACATCGTCGTAGATATATAGCTTTACGACTTCTCCGGCTTTCTCCTGAGGAGTTTCGCCGAATCGAAACAGTATCTTTTTGTTTTCCTTAGGCACTGCCCTCTTCTCCTTTCTCGGCTTCTTCCGCCGTTTGATCCTCATCTGTCAATTCGTTCATCGCGCCATAGTTCTTGGTGAGGTAATGTCTCTGTGACCATTCCTCCCCAAGCGGCACATCATTGGCTTTTCTCCGAACGTCATCAATCGACCATGCTCCGCAAGCGATCATCTTGTCCGCGCTTGCGGCAACAGAGAAGATATCCATGTGCCGAATCGTCGAAGTATCGATGATCATCTTCGATCCGTTCAGCGCTCGCTTTCCGTAGCGCTTCCGGTTGTTTTCTCGTTCGATCATTTTCGCAATCGGATCGATGCTGAATGTGATCAGGTTGTCAGTGATCTTGTCAACGTCGGCAATGTCACCTTTCATCAGTGACGGCGGAATCTGCAAAGCAGTGGCCACACGGTCATAGATCTCATCTGTTATTCCGGTGACATCAGAAAAGTTCGATGCTGTCGCGTTTCGGCTGGGCTGTTTCGGTTCATACTTGAAGCCGTCCCAGAGAGTCATGACTGCGTTCGAACTCTTGAAATATTTCGAGAACTGCTTGTTCATCAGCTCGTTGTAAACATCCGTGAAGGTTCGGGCTGTTCCATCTGCTTTTGTTCCGTACTTTGTGGTAGGTGCAGCGGAAGAGATATTCAAGATTCCTCTCTCGCCTCCCTGCTTATGGAAGTTTTCCAGAGCTGTCTTCATCATCTCCTGATAGTCGGCAGTCAGCCCGTCCAACAGATCCCGAATGTTTTTGTTATTCAGCCGGTAGAACAGAACGTCATTCGCATAGAACGTTTGATTGAATTTGTATTCATTCGTGTTTCCCGGTTCAAAAACACGCCTCACCGTTACATCAGTAAATGAATCAGGAGTAATTACGTTTTTGTTATGCGTGTATGAATCAGCGATCAGCAAATCACCTCTCGGGCCGGTGACGACCAGACATTCGCCTTGAAAGATCAGGTACCAGACAAGTTCGAAAATGAATTGGCTGGCATTCTGATTCGGATTCGGCTGATAATTCCACAGGTAGTATTCATCCTGGAATACTTCTACGACTTTCTCGTTTCGATTCAGGAATGTCCGGAACTCACATTTACTGATCGCATTAGCTATGATCGTAATCGCTGTCTGCAGCGCAAGATCGTAGATTGCCAGTTCGCTTGCTTTCTGCTGATCAACCAGCTGCCTGAAGTCCTCCGAGGAAATATCAATGACTTTTTCCTCAGCATCAGCTCCGGTAACATATGTCGATATTTGCTTTAAGAGTGTCGAAAATACCGGCATCGCTTTCCTCCTTTCCAACTAAAAAACCGAGACTCCAATATCGATCATTGGAAGCTCGATTGTTTCAGGAAGCTCATCTACACAGACCATCGCATGTACAAATGCCATGAACCCGTCAGTCTTCCGTGCTCGTTTATTGATCTTTCCGTATGAGATGTTCCCTTTCGGATCAATCAGCTGTTTCGTGTTGTTTGTGTACCAGCACATCATTCGATCGAATCCATACAATTTGTGACCAACAAACAGGGAATTGATCAACGGTGATGTTTTCATAATGTCGGATGGGCGAACCATCCACAGGTTCTTTTCATCCTTTGGCTTGGATCCGTCGAAACCGATTTCCCGCAGTGATGGAGCAAGCACGGAATATCGGAAAGAATCCAGTCCTATCATCGCGATGTTGTAGTGCTCCTGCATCTCGGCGAACCACCCAGCGACATATTCGGGTGAGACCTCAGGCTCATCCACAATCGTGCAGATGCCCTGTTTCTCCCACTCCCTGATCGGCGCTTTGATATTCGGGAAATCATCAGATTTCCGGCAGATGAAACTGTGATGCTTCACCGCATAGCGGTCCGCATCCCGGAATACCAGCACACAGCCGACGAAGTCATTCGTCTTCATGTAGTCGATACCGGCGACACACGTCATGCCGTCCGTTATCTCAAACGGCGGTTCCTCTGTCGCCTGGACGATATCATCCCACTGAGCTACGGCTGTAATCGGATTCGATATCGGGAAGTTGCACCGCTTCGCCATGTATTCCGGAAAGTAGTCCGGAGTGGATGGCATCTTGCGGATCTCCCTGCCGATTACATCCCGGAGATTGTAGAAGCTCGGATGATTGAGACTCGGTATTGCCTTCTCAAGCGCATCCAGATCGTTCCATTCTTCCTTATCCTCGATATGGAAGTAGTTCACGAAGATCCTGTTTTCCGGATCGTAGTGACTGAGGATATCCTCGTTCTCAGCCTTTTCGTTATCCAGCACTCCATCCCGCAGGAGTCCGTCCGTCGTGATCGTGATGATACGGTCGAACGGAACCTTACCGAGACCGGACTGCAGCGTGTTCATGTTCGCTGTGGAATCATATTGGTGCTTCTCATCGTAGATGATGCAGCCGGTCCGCTTCGAGTCCTTGTTCTTCGTGCTGGTAGTGTTCAGCCGGAAGACGCTGTTCGTCTTCAGACCGGTAACACTTTCCACTCTTGCTTTGTAGTTCGCCTCCAGCACCCGGGTATATTTCTGGTCGACCGGATGCTTGATGATTTCACCAAGGTCAGCGATGGATGTCTTCGCCTGATCTTCGCCGTTGGCGATCAGGTCGATGTTGTATCCATTGACTCCATGGTATGGACTGAGGAAGTAGAATGCCAGGAAGTCAATGAATCCGTTCTTTCCGGACCCTCGCCCCATGATATCCCGGATTTCATGGAAGAAGATGTCCCGCGTCCCGTCTGGCCGGATCAGGAACACGCCGGCGATCACTGCAAACTGGAACAGCTCCCAGTGGATCAGCTTGAACGGGAAGTACTTCTGCAGAGACAGGCCCTTTTCAATCAGATCGTTGTCAATAAATACATCGTCCCGCTCCAGCACTGGAATCAGATTATTCTGAATCATCAGCTTCTGATCTTTGCAGGTGACAATCTTGTCATTCATGACCAGATCAATCCAGGCATCAATGTGTTTATTGTGCTTAAAGCTCATCGTCCACTTCTGGAATCGCCATCTTTTCGAAGTCGAGAAGATCCATCATCTTCAGCTGCATAAGCATCTGCTTATTGTATGCCGGCAGATTCTTCACCGATGGGTTGTCCTTGATGATCTCGGTTCCGGATGGCGAAACTGTCGGATATCTCAACCCGTTTTCCTTTACATCCTTTGCGAGAAGCATGTACATATCCCAGAGATCCATGTATTTCTCGATCTGATCCAGATAAAGCGCTGCATCTGCACCTTTTGCCTTCAATGCTTCGGTCAGGCTGGTCTTGACTTCCCTTCGCTGCTTTTGAATCGGTGTTTCTTTCGGTTTTGCCGGACTTTTCCGCGTCGCTTTGACCTTCGGACGGTCAGTCGCTTTAACTTTTTCCGGCTTTTTATTTTTTTCGGAAGTTTTTGGCATATTTACCGTCCTTTCATAACAAATTCGTAAAAAACCGGCTCCGGATG